CCATAGCCACAATTAGTTCCTCTTGTCTGGATATTTCTTCCATTAGTTTTTTCATACCGTCATTTAAAGTTGTCAATTTACCCTTTTCATAGGCAATCTTTTCACCTCTAAACTCAGCCTGTAAAGGTTGGGTACAAGTAGGACAATTATCATTCTCTTGGAAAAACTCTAAATTCTTTTTGTGTGTAGATAAATTTTGTTCTATTTTGGCCTCTAATTTAGATAACTTATTTAACTTGGACTGTTCTTTATCTTTATATTTTACTTTATCCTGATATGATTCTAGTTCTATATTGATTTCTTCTATCTTTTTATGATATTGATAACTAGCTTCACTATTCTTCTCTAATGTCTTCTTTTTACCATCCAGGTCGTTCAGGTTAAGGTCGGAAATAGCTTTGTAGTGTTTTAGTTCTGTTTCGTACTTAGATTCAATAAGATCACACTTATGGCGTAATTCTGTTACATTTTTAGTTAATTCTGTCTGTTGTGGTCTTAATATCAAATCCATAAGTCCAAATACTCTTATATCTAATATTTCTTCCACCACTTCTCGTCTGTATCTTGGTTTCATTTTCATAAACGGCTCGTATGATGATGAACCTAATAAAACAACCTGTAAAAATGATCTATAGTTTAATCTCATAATATTGTTTTCCAAATACTTTTGATAATCAATATTTGAAGCGTCTTGGTTTAAAAGTTGGCCGTTTTGATATATTTCAAATATGTTTGGTTTGATACCTCTAATTACTTTAAATTGTTTTGTGCCTACATCAAACTCTACAACAATCTCACAATCACTTTGGTTTACAGTATTGATCATTTGTTCTTTTTTTATAATTCTAAAAGGTCTATTAAATAGAACAAAGCATAAAGCATCCAATAAAGTTGATTTACCAGAACCATTACTACCTACAATCAAAGTTGTATTTGATTTATTTAAATCTATCTCTATTGGAGTATTACCAGTAGATAAAAAGTTTTTATACTTTATTTTTTTAAAAACTATCATTCACTAGCCTCTACATAAAGTTCTTTAGCAAACTCTTTTAATTTTTGTTTATTTAAATCAGTATCAACTTGGTCAATATAATTTCTTAAAAATGTTAATGTATCTTCACCTTGTTCTAATATATCTTCTCTTACTGTAGATTTAATGTCACTTGGATCCTCTACAATTATTAGTTCGTGTACATTTATGTCATTATAAAATCTTTCAACTAGCTTACTATACATTTCTTCTTTTGTTTTTTGAGATACAAATAATTTAACAAAACAGTTTTCATAATTATCAAGTCTTTGATGTGTGTAGTCGTATTTTGTATCATCATAAACAAACTTTTTAAATATCTTGTGTGGGTTTTCTACTCTTTCTATTTCTCTTGTTTCTGTGTCAAATATATGAAATCCTTTTTGACAGCCGTAATCTGACCACATAATTTCGTATTGTGTTCCTAGATAATAGATATGACCATCATCTGATTTTTTATGAAAATGTCCAGATAATACTTTTTCAAATCTTCTAAATTGATCTCTTTCTAAACCGTGTTCATTCATATGGCCACCGTGCATTTCAAAACCTTTTATTTCCAAATGACCAAAACATATATCAGCGTTTGAGTGATCTATAGCGTGTATTGATTCTTCATAGTTATCGTCACAAATCCAAGGAAGAAATTGTATTTTAGTACCATCAAATTCTACCTCACGTGGTCTTGTGTAAATATAAGGATTGACCGATAGATTTAAGTTTTCTATAGCATTAACATCATTTGTATTTTTATAATAAGTGTCGTGGTTACCAATTATAATATGTGTATCAATATTTAATTCAGCCAGTCTGTCCCAAAACTTAGTTCTAAAATTATGAGCTGTATTATGATTGATAAACTTTCTTCTATCAACAACATCGCCTAAGTGAACAAGTGTTTTTATATTATTATTAATAAGATATGGAAAAAATATTTCATCATAAAACTTATTATGATAACTTATAAAAGCAGGTGAATCATTTCTACACCCAAAATGGGTATCATTTAGTAAAGCTATTTTCATAATTAAACAAAGAATTGAGTTGTTGCTGTTTTTTTTATTACTTTTTTCTTTTTAGGTTTATCTTTTTTTACTGTTTCTTCAATTCTCATATTTTTTTGTAAAAATTCTTTAAACTGATTTTTAAATTCTCTATCCTCACCTGGCTGTAAAGTTATATCATCATAATTATTATCCATTATTAATTTGTGTTTTATTGTTACTTGTTTCTTTTCCTTTTGTATTCTTCTAATAAAGGCAAAGTAAATGATTTGAGTAAAATAAGCAAATGGATTATTTGATTTGGCTGGATTAAAATTATCTAAGTATTGTAAACAGTTCTCAATACCATCCGAAATCATATCATCTCTAAATGTATAATTGATAAAATTAGGTCTATATGATAGGTGATTTGCTATCTTTAAAAAACAACTACCAATATAATCTGTGACTGGTGGTTTTTCTTGTTTTTCTTTTTTAGCTTTATTAACGGCCTTTTTGTAGGCTTTCATAGCCTCTAAAAATTCAGCATTATTAACATAATGTTCGCTTTTCTTTTTTGTTCTTGTCATAATATATAATATACTACATTTTGTTTAAAATGTCAATGGCCTACTGTATAAAATTCTATAATTTTATCAAATTGTTTTTTAGTAATCATTTCTAATTCAACAGCATCAGCGCCGTCTTTGTAGGCCTGTTTTACATCATCTAAAACCATTTTATATGGAAAATATCCCCAATGATAAATTTCTGTATTATTTTCTTTGGTAATTTTAACTTTATAGAAACAATCTAATTTCATAATAACATTGACTTTTAAAACTTTGTGTGTATAATGGAGCGTGTAGCGAATGATATGGTGGATACCAGGTTAGTGGATTGTTCCTTCACCATCATCATCATTAAAGTTATCAAATATTTCATTTACTTTATCATTATCTTCTTTACTAAACATACTTCTTTTATAATCATTATCTTTTCTTGGAGCTTCAAGTTTTTGATAATCTCTACTCATATGTTCAAAACTCTTAGCCATTTCATTAGTTGCGTTAGTGATTGTTAATATTTTTTTAATTGGAATAGTAATAATTTCATCATTTGTATAGGCCGCCCATTTAATAAGAGCAACATAGTCTTTAAAACCTTGTGGTGTTAATTGAGGCACATATTTTATTAATAATGGTTTTACTAATCTAATTAAGCCTGTTGATTCGGCTAATTGATTATCAGGAAAACAACAGACTATATCATCGCCGTTGTCTAATTTAATTACTTTTACTTTAGCTTCTATTTGATGCATCTATTTTAACTCCACATTGTGAATTTCGTAATTAAAGTCTTCACTATTATAGATATTTATTCTTTCTCTAAAGTGAGCTAAAGTGTAATTTTCTTTTTCATTGTAAGTTAAATTATCAGCAATATCATATAAAGTCGCTGACGAATCATTATCTTTTAACCGAAGACCACGGCCAATACTTTGTAGATTACGTATCCTAGACTTTGAAGGACTAGCAAAAACAATGTTGTGTAAATTGCGTATATTAATACCAGTAGAAAAAGTGCCGTAACTAGCAATAATAATAGCACCTTCGGACTTTTCTGTGATAAAACGAATCTTTTCACGTTCCTCTGCTTCAACACCTCCATAAACAAAGAAAACTTTTTTTTCATCAGCTTTCTCCTCTATTAATTGTTTAAGTAGCATTCCGTGTTTTTCAACGTACTGAAACAGACATAGTGTATTGCCTTGTAAAGACAAACATAGATTGCGAATATATTTATTCCTTTTTTCATTAGAAACCAAATAATCCATTTCTTCTTGGTATGTTTTATCTTTTAAAAAATGACAGGCGTTTTTATCGTGTTGTAATATTAAACAAAATATTTTTAAATCAGCTAACTGTTTGTTTTCTTGTAATTGACTAGTAGATACGACTTTATTTACAGTACCAAATAAACCCTCTAATACTAACTTATGTGTTTTAGTACCATCTAAGGTACCAGTTAAACCAACTCTATACTTACACTTTGTTAATTTAGTCATAATCTTTGTTAGTGAAACGGCCTTAAATAAATGAGCTTCATCACCAATAACTGTACCAAAGTCTGAAAACCATTTTTTAGGCAAATTATATACTGATTGCCAAGTTGTAATAATAACTCTTTTATTTGTTTCTTTTTCGTGGCCTTGATATATTCTATGTACATTACGATCACTATTATAACCGTAATCTTTAAA